GCGTCGCGCCCCCACACATGCGACCGCCCCCCCTCAAGCTGCGCGCCTCTCTCGCGCGCCGTGACAGAAACGACAGAGCGTGACGCAGTTGTCCGGGTCGAGTGCCAGTTCTGGATTCACCCGGACGGGCACCAGGTGGTGCACGGTCAGCTTCTCGGTCGATCCGCAGTCGACGCAGGCACCATCACGCAGGCGAACGTCCTTGGACATCTTTCGCCATTGCGTTGAGTTCATGAACTTCTGATGTGCCCGGCGTGCAGGCGTGGCGCTGCCCGTTCGATCGGGCGCGCTTGCGTTGTACCTGGCGCGTGCGGTGCGGATGCACGAGCCACAGCGCCCGCGAGTCAGCGCATCAACCGTGCGACCACAGTCCATGCAGTAGTGAGACTCGGGCATAAGAACGACAAAGGCCCGCCGGATGGCGAGCCTGAGTAGTGACAGCTAGAGCGGGGTGGAGGGAGGGAGTGCCGCGGCACGGGGCCCTTAGAACTGCAGCCCACCTCGCACCGGGAACACTAGTCCTCTGATCGGATGTCTTGCAACCGTATGTTCCTCTGGTCCGGCCTGGTGCCCGGGATGTGGCCACCCACGCCACCGATCACAGGGATACCGCGAAGCCTGCGTTCATCAGCCGGCGCGGCACGCGGGTCCATCCGCGGTGCGGTGCCCGAGGTCTCCGCCTCGCTGAGCGCACGCTCGACCATCGCGGCGTGCTCCTTCTCAAGCCTTGCCCGCTGCACCGCGGCGTAGAGCTTCGACACGGTCCACCTCCTTCATCACGTTCGCAACAGCCCGGCGGTGACGATCGCGTACCGCATCAGGCCCGACGCCCAGGATGAGTGCGATTGCCTTCCAACCAAGCCCGGTCTCGCGCAGACGAATCACCTCAAGCTGGCTGTCAGTGCACACGGCCCGGGCAAGGACGATCAGCTCCACATGTTCCACGGACCCGTTCCCATGTTCCCCATGTTCCCTGTTCCCACCGCTCATGTACCCCTACTCTCTTTCACACACAGATTTCTTTGTAAATAGCGGGAAACGAGCCTGTGGATAACTATGGGTGAGAGAGTGCATGGAGGGAACATGGGAACATGGGAACAAGTCATGTTCCCGCTCATGCGGCGTCCTCGAGCACCCAGTATCGGATGCTCCTCCGCCCGTCTTCTGCGAAGTCCAGAAGCCCCGCTTCAGCCGCCGCACGGACCGCACGCTTGGCCCGCTCAGCGGTCACGCGGACCCTGCCGCCACTCTTGGTCGCCAGCATGAACTCGCGCAGCGTGACGCCGTTGTCCTGGCACGTCGCGCCGGCGCGCGAGGCGAACCGGAGCAGCTGCTCAACGTCCGGGTCCGCCTGATCGCGGGAGTCCTCAATCATCGGGGCCCAGTACGCGCACGACCTGTCGATGAGGTCCATCGCCCACTGGGCGTCGGCCTCCTCGATCCGCAGGTCGTCGAGCCTGGTGATCTGTGACGCCTGCCTGCCGAGCGCAGACAGCGCCGCCAACTTGACAGCCGTCGTCCGCGCACGCGCCCACACCTCAGCCGCACGATGCGCGCCCTCATCGGTCGCGGCGTTGTGCACCGCGAACAGCCGGTCGTACCAATCCGCGTACATCACGGCGGCCTCGCTGGTCCACAGGCTCGACACCTGCACCGGCTCCATTGTGCGCCGGACCACCTGACCGATGTCGTCAATCAGCGACTCGATCTGGTCCCATCCGGTCTGACTGGCCGGGGCGGGGAACGGCACCGACCGCACCAGCGGCGGGGTCGGCATCACAAGCCAGCGGCCGGCGAAGCCTGAGGAGAACATCAACTCACTCGCCGCGCCGTGAAGCACATGCGGCGGGATGTTCCCGATCATGGTGACCGACACCCGTGTCGCGTGGGCCTTGGTCGCCTTTGTGTGACTACCCACATAGCCGTCGTACACCGACAGCAGCACGCGCCTGGAGCTCTCCTCCCAGCGGGCAGCGTCCTTGGTGAACAAGGTGCTCACCTCATTCCACGCAAGCAGCCAGGACCGCGGCCACCGCTCGGTCCACCGCTCTGCGTCCTCTTCGGTCTGGGCGCCAAGCAGCTCGACGATGCCTGCGTCGGTCGCCCTGGTCAGGTAGTCAAAGCGCAGCTCACCCTCGCCGGCGTACATCCTCGCCCGGTCGATCGCAGCGCGGGCCGATTGGAGTGTCGTGGTCTTTGCCCCAAGTGCCGACTGCCCGACCACCAGCTGCCACACATGCGCGTACTCCTCACTCTTGCCGATGGTGACCCTGAGCTTCGGCGCGGCGATGGCCGACAGCACGGCGATGCCCGTTGACAGGTGCGCCTCGGGCGCTGCCTCGCCGACCTTTCCGAGGTCATCGCACCACTCTCTGAGGAACCCGGTCTCAGGGATCACCAGCGCGTCCCCCAATCACTTGCCCAGGTTGACTTCCGCTGAAGCGCCCGCGGCTGCCTGCGGGCTCGCTGGATCTGCTTTGCGACCACGTACTTCGCCTCGTGCGCGGGCAAGCCGGCGGCCACGCCCTCTGCCACCAGATCACGGCTCACGGTGCTCTCATCCAGCTCACCACCAGCCACCAGCCGCCCGGCCGCCCATGCAGCCCCGGCAAGCGCCCGGTTCCTGCCGGACTCGGCGCCGGCCTCCTGCCAGAACCGCTCTACGATCTTGCGAAACACCGCGTCCAGTCGGTCGCGCTGCGGGTCCATCGCCCGAAGCCGGGCAGCCTCGGCCACCTGCTCGCGGGCCTTCTCCTCGCGCGCCAGGTCAACCGCCCGCTGCTCGGCGATAGCCGCGTTGATGCGTGCGACACCGTGCGCCACCTCGTCTGCCTCAAGCCAGTGGGCTGAGCACACGTCCTCGATCGTCACCTGCTCCTCGCACCACGGCACCCCGCACGTCACTTGTCCTCCGCTTCGTTCATCAGTTCGTGCATCAGGTCGGTCGACACTGACGCCTCCTCGTCCTCGTGCTCACACGCCGCGTACACCCGATCGGCTGCGTCCTTGAGCCGCTGCCACAGCACGGGCCCCATGTCCACCTGGGCGTCGCGCACCACCGGCTCGAGCAGCTCGCGCACCTCGTCGGCGTGGCCGCTCATCCCTCCACCACCACGCCCGCAGGCTCCTCGCCGATGAGAAGTCGCTTCTCGGGCGCGCGGTCCAGCCGCTGCCACTGCTCCTTGACGTGCAAGACGTACCCGTCGCGGGCCGCCACCATCGGCACGCCCGCATCGCGCAGCCTCATGCTCAGGTGGAAGTCGCTTGACCATGACTGCTCGGGCCCGCCGAACACGCCGAACGGGAACCTGCGCCACATCTCGCGGCTCATGCACGTCAGTGCGAAACCCACGAAGCCCGTGTCGAACACCGGCGCGGGCCATTCGCGCACGTCGTCGTAGCGCCAGAAGTCGTACGCGCCGGCCACCGGCACTTCGCCCATCAGCGGTCGCCTGGTCACGTTGACCTCAGGGTGCGTCGCGTCGAGGCGGCAGTATCCTGTGACTGCGCACCCGTCCTCGCGCCGCGCCGCCTCAAGCACCGCGTCAAGCGCCCCCTGGCTCACGATGCAGTCATCGGCACAGAGCACCGCGTGCGTGAAGGGAATGGTCTCATCGCGCATGATCGACGCCATCACGCCGATCAGCTCCCACTCGGTGTAGTTCGACAGCCATGCCCGGCGGACGTCCAGCGCATTGAAGGCGTCGATGCACTCGGGGATCTGGCGCGGGTTGGCGATGATGAGGAGCGGGTTGAAGGAATCACCGGCCACGGCGCGTCCTCCTGTGTTCCTCAACGCGCTTCCCGTAGAGGTCCATGACGCCGGGAACGTCCTGCTCGTACACGATGTCCCACAGCGCGTTCACCTGATCGCGCAGGTCGTAGATTTCCGCTACATCCTCTTTGTGGATCTCATTACTCATCTGTAGGCGGTAGTTCTCCGCCAACAACCACTCGATGTCAGCAGGGGCGTGAGCGATCAGATCAGCGTCTGCCCATTCGCGGCGCTCTCCAACCAACTGGCATACGTCCGTGTTGTTGGCGTGCTGGTTGGAGTCCCGGTAGACAACGGCGCGTGCTCGGATGAAGGAGCCGTTGGCTCGCACCCTCCACGGCCCGGGCGTCGCCGCATTTAGCCGGGCGCGGATCTCTGTGAGGCGGTCAGGCATCGTCGCCCTCCTGCTTCCGGTCTACTTCCGGTCCACCGGAAACAAGTGAGGCCAACCCGCACACGCAATCGCCGAATACCCAACAGTCGGAAGCGTGATGCGCGTAGCGGCTCAATAGTGCGATGTGTCGCCTGTGAGTGGCGCTCGCGTCGTCGCGCTGCCTGATCGCTACGGCGGTGGCCTTGCGCGCTTCTTCAACCTCGTCCAACAGCCACGCAATGTCAGTGGGGGCGTGTGAGATAAAACGCGCGTCGGTCCTACAAGGCGCGTGCTCCACCACCATGAAGCGCGGATCGCCGCCCCATACGTAGTGCTCGGCGTCAAGCCACGGCCCCGGCGTTGCCGCATGAAGCCGTGCGCGGATTTCGGTGAGGCGGTTGCTCACGGTGCCACCTCCGCGCGATTGCAGGCGAGGCACCGGCACCGCTTCTTCTTGGGGTCGTGCGGTGGGCGCTCAACCGTGTATCGCTGCCCGGTCTTGGGGTCTATGACATGCAGCGGCGAGCGCAACCGCTCCACCTCATCCAGCAGCCACGAAATGTCGGCGGGGGCGTGGTCAACGAAATGCGCGTTGTCCATCCCATCTGCGCTCCATGTTCCCGCAAGGTCCAGCCGTGCGCGGATTTCTGTGAGGCGGTCGCTCATGCGTCCACCTCACGCCACGCCATGTTCGGGATGTGCACGTCGTGGTCGTCCTCGCGGGCATCGTGCGCGCACTCGTCGCACACCATCAGCCCGCGCGTCTGCTCATCGGCGCGCATCTGCTCACCACATGCCAGGCACTGCACCGCCGGCGTCACCCGTCCCACCACATCATCAGCACGATGAGCAGGAACGCCTCGACGCACACCAGCTGCCATGTTGCGTTCATCATGCCGGCGCCCCGTTCCTGATGGCGTCAAGCACGCCGATGAGGAACGCGACATCAAGCACCGCTGCCTCCGGCGTGTAGATGCCGTACTCGCCGGACTCAAGCCGCTCGCGGATCTCCTCCTCGCGCTCAGTCACGCGACCACCTCCACCTTCAGTCGTGCGGCCGCCGCGATGCAGACCGCGTCCAATTCGTCCTGACTCCTGCCGGCGAGCTCCGGCCACCGGCCGACCGCGTACTCGGCGATTGGCCCCTTGCCGGTGCCCTTGATCCCGAGCAGCTGCCGCCACTCGCGCGGAGGCAGCAGTTCCACCAGGGCGTGCCCGAACACATGGCTCGCAAGCGCGAGCACCGCGCCGCACCAAAGCGCGTGCGCCACGGTCACCTTCGGGCTGGGGCCGGCGAACGGCGCCTCAACGAACACGCCGACCACGTCCGCGGCCTTGTGCTGCGCGGTGTAGTCAATGTCCACCAGCTCGTCGCGCACCATCCCGAAGGCCCGGCGGATGTCGCCGTCCTTGTGGTCGATCACGATGACGCCCGTTCCGACCACCGCGCAGTCGTCGGTGAGCAACGCCCAGCCGGTGCGGTTCTTGGCTGCGTCAAGGCCGAGGATCACGCCGCCACCTCAAGCGCAAGCTGCTCAGGGCCTTCGACGATCAGCGGGTGCCACCCGGGGCACGGGCACGGATTGGTGCACTCCTCGTACTTGAAGGCGTCGTCATCGTTGTGGCAGGTGCCAGGCGCACACGCGGTCGCCCCCGGGGCTGAATGCAGTGCGGCACGGTGTCCGCAGTGCGGGCACTTGGCGGAGATGGACCAGGTCACCACCCGTTCCTCCGCCGGTGCCGCCAGTACGCGGCGACCGCCTCCTCGCGCTTCCACTCCATGAGCCCGGCAACGCGGGTGAACGCCTTGCGGCGATCGGTGCCCTGCGCGATCAACGACTCGATGCGGTCGTGGATCTGCTCGTCGTGCAGGCGCCTGGCGGCGCGCTCGTGTGGCTTCATGCCGGCGACCTTGAGCAGGCTCATGCCGCTACCATCGGTCGAGTGCCGCGCGACCGCATTGGGTGTCCAATGATCTTGAGGTGCCGGTACACGGTTGACTGCGAGAACCCGAGCTGCGCGCCGACCTCAGGCAGCGTCAGCCCACTGTCGTAGAGGCGTGCCATCTCGGCGATCTCTTCATCCGTCGCGGCAGGTGGTCGAGTCCTGACAGCGCGGCGCCGTGCGTCAATCCTTGAGAGGGTGACGCTCGGTTCCAGATACTCGTTGTGCGGCGCCTCGTTGATCGCGTCAAGGTCAACGACCTCACACCATTCGCCGTCCTCCTCGGACGCCGTGAGGCAGTCCTCGCACATCAGCCACCCCGCGACCGGGTCGCTCGGTGCGCCGACCTCGTCAATGACCAGCACAACGGCCGTGCCCTCACACTTCTCGCAGGCGGCCATCAGATGGCCCTCCTCTTAGCGGCCATTCGTCGACGCGCCGACTGGCGCTCGCACTCGCGGCAACAACGCTGGACGTAGCCGTCGACGGTGCGCTTGTGCCTGACGTTCTCTGGCGTGTAGGCGTGTCCATGTGGGCACGCCTTGATTGCGGCGTGACGCGCGCGGGTTATCTCGGGCAACCGCCCGCGCTTGGTGTTCTCGGCCATCGTTACCGGCTCAAGGTGATCCGGGTTGACGCACCTCGGATTGCGGCACAGGTGGTCAAGGACGAGATCGTCTGGGATCTCACCGACTGAGATCTCGTATGCGTACCGATGCGACAGCACACGCACACGACGATCAGGACGGGTCAACGTCACAAGATCGAACCGCCCGTACCCAGCTGAATTGACCTGCCCGATCCATGGAATGCAGCCATTGGGGTCCTGCTCGCCGATAAGGCGTGCAAAGCGCATCCACGGCGGCCGCCAGGTGCTCTTGGTCTGCGTTAGAAGCATGACCACCCCGCCCACCCGAACAGGTCACGGCCGCCGTGAACGGCGACGAGCAGCTGCATGGCCGGCGTGGCAGCGGGTGGCATCGGGTAACCGGTGTCCTCGGCCGCCCATCGGTACGTCGAGGCCGCCATACCGAAGCCCGACACGTACGTGCCACCCGACAGCGACCAGTAGCGAGGCCACGGTGAACGGCCGCGACCGGTCCCGTGCTCGCTCCCGGGCTCCTCGCACGCGCTCACGCGCTTGGCGATGGCAAGCTGCTCGGGGCCGACGCGGCGCACGGCTTCCGCCCATGAGGGGTTGGGCGGGTACGGCATCGCGTTGCGCTTGACCTGCTTGACGCACGCGGCCTTGGCCGCGCCCTGGTGCTTCTCGCAGGGGGCCGCGGCGGCGGGGGAGACGGCGAAGATAGACCCACAGCCTATGACCGCGGCCATAGAACAAATCTCGAACACCCGCCGAGAAATCCGGCGGAATCCGAGCGAACTCGGGGCAACACCGGTACCACTGAAACCGCCGTCTACATGGGGCGATCCGCTACCCGAGCGAACTGCACCGCACTCGCTCTGATTGCATTCCCAAGCTGAGGGTCGCCGGTTCGAGCCCGGTCGCCCGCTTCGATCGTTTCCCCTGCTAATCATCACTTTCCTCCTTGCTGGCTTACAGGCGCGGCGAGTGTGCATCGAACAATCCTCGAACACACTCGCGTTCCATCCAGTACGGTCGGACACATGTCCATCCACCGCAGGACAACCAAGAACGGCACCGTCTGGGACGTTCGGTACCGCGAGAGCGGCAAGAACCGAGGACGCACGTTCGACACTCGTGAGGACGCGAAAGCCTTTGAGGCCGAGCAGACCAGGCGCCGGCGCCTCGGTGCTCACGCGCCGGCAGAAGCTTCGTCCATGCTGCTCACCGACTTCCTCGAGCACTGGATGCTCACCTCGGGCCCGACCTGGGCGGCCAAGACGCAGGGCACGCGCATCGCGTACATCGAGAAGTGGATCGACCCGTACATCGGCGACGTGCAGCTGCGCGATCTTGGCCGAACGCGGGTCCGCGAATGGCGTGCCCAGATCATGCGCGACGGAAGCAGGCCCGTGAACACGAACAACGTGGTGCGAGTGCTTAGCTCCGCGCTCGGCACGGCTGCGGATGAGGGGCTGATTCCGGCCAACCCATGCCTCAAGCTTGGCCAGGTGCCGACCGAACCCACCGAGCGCAAGGCGTGGGCCCCCAAGGTCGTCGGCGAAATCATCAGGAAGATGCCGACCGAGCGTGACCGGGCGATCGTCGCCATCATGGCCTACGCGGGCCTGCGGCCTGCCGAGGTCGTCGCGCTCCGCTGGGAGGACGTGCGAAGCGGCACCATCCACGTCTGGCGATCCGTTCAAGAGGGGCGCGTCAAGCAGACCAAGGGTTTCGCCTCGCGGACGGTCCCGATCTCGCCGAAGCTGCGAAATGTGCTCGACGCCGCGCGTCCCGATGACGCGGAACCGGGCGATCTCATCGCCCAGGCGCAACGCGGCGAATGGCTGAACTGGAGCATGTGGGGGCGCAAGGTCTGGCAGCCCGTGCGCGACGCGCTCGGACTGAAGGGCGTGCCCTATGACCTCAGGCACACGGCGGCGAGCACTTGGATCATGGAAAGTCACGATCTGCTGACGGTTGCGTCGTGGCTCGGCCACGCGCCGGCGGTCACGCTTGACCACTACGCCCACCTGTTTGCTGAAGCTCGGACAGAACGCGCGACCACTTCGACGAGCCCGAAGCGCGCCCCGCGGGCTTCTTCGCGGAAGGTGCAGGCGCCTGGAACTCGGGCTCAAGGTCGCTCATCCGCACGCGGTACTGCCGACCGATCTTGAGCGCCGGGATCTCCCCGCGCTGAACCATGCGGCGGATCGTGGTGGGGTGGCAGCTGATGTGCTCAGCAGCCTCCTCGATGGTCACCAGCTTCTCACTCACCGCTCGTAGTCCTCCGGTCGACAATGTGGGCACACCACTGGCAAGAGCCAGACCCGCACGGCGCCCCAGGGCGCCTTGACCCCCTGCGGGGTCGGGACGAGGATGGCCCGCGAGCCCTGGCACCCGGGACAGGTGCCTCCTCGGTCGTTCATGTAGGCAAGGAGCGCCCGGCGCGCGGCTTCCGCCCTCGCCCACGTCGCAGTGCCTTCCGGCTTCCATCCGCGATTGGGCTTGGGCGTGTGCACGGGCACCGGGCCTCCTCGAGGTCCCCTAGAAGGGGATGTCCTCGTCGCCGGCCTTCTTCTTCGTGCTCTTCGCCTTCGCCACGGCGGCCGCGCCCTCAGGCGTCGGCTCGCTCTTGGCGATCTCATAGGCGTGGAACTCGCGCCCGGCCTTGCTCATGCGCGTGCCCTTGTAGACCACGTACACCGACCATCCGGGACCAGGCACGTCCTTCTCGGCCTCTGTCCCGAGCTCGCGCTGGAGCACCGACCGCGACAGGCGGAAGGTCATGGTGCCTTCGTTCGGCACGTCATTGATCGTCGGGTTGACGACCAGCAGCTCCTCGGACTCACCGAACGGGGTCTCAACGGTCTGGTGCGCCGGGTCGGCCACGATGCCGGCGAACCAGTCACCCGGCTCGCGCAGCCCAATCCAGTCCCCGCCGTTCTGCTGGGCCTGCGCCCGCAGCACTGCGATCTGATCTGCGTCCATGCTTCTCGTTCCTCGCTTCCTATGCAGCCGTCACGGCCGGGAGCGGCGCGTACACAGCCCGCCACTCCTTGTTGTTCTTGACTCCCCACAGCCGCCGTGCGGCCATGAAGAACTCGTGCGCGGTCTCGTCCGCGGCGACAGGGACGACCAGCGCCCCCTCGGGTCGCGCGTGGAAGACCACCGCCCCGTCCACCTCGGGCATGTCGATCCACTCGCCTGAATCACCTGTGACGAGCTTGTCGGCGTGGCAGTAGGCACCGCCGATCTGGGCGGCCATCTCGTCGTAAACGCCCTTGCTCGTCTTGATGTCGGCCACCAGGCGCCGGCGGCCACGACCGGGCACGAACATCTCAACGATGAGGTCAAGCGTGCCAGCCCACTCAAGACCTGGGACCAGCCCATAGACGGTGCACTCTGAGTAGATGGGCTCGACCTCGTACTCGGCCATGAGCCTGTTGAGGTTGTCCACGATCTGCGAGGCGACCGGCGTCAGCTCAGGCTTCTCGGTGCCCTTGATCTGAGCCTCAATCACCTCGTGCACAAGCGTCCCTGACTGCCCGGCCTCGTCCAGCTCGGAGCGCCACGCGGTCTTGATCGCCGAAAGGGCCATCTTCTCGTCCTGCTTGATGAGCGCATCAAGCGCGCCCGAGCGGGCCATCGCCACAGCGCCCTTCGCAGCACGGTCGACCTTCCAGTTGGCGATGGCGGGCTTGTCCACCACGCCAAGCACCGTCGTCACCGACGGCACCCAGAGGTCGGTGTCCGCAGGTGGCGGCGGGCACGGGTACAGCCGTGGCCCGTAGCCGCTCTTGGTGGCATTACGCGGAGGCGTCATGCCACACCCCAATCCAGTCGTCCCGGCGCCGCGGACATCCCCGCACGCGACGCCGGGGGCTCAGCCCGATTGGGAGAAGGGGCGAGCCAGATGGTGCGGGGGACGTCGATCGCCTCCGCGCCCCGCGCGCGGTTACCGGTCAGGCCGGAGGGAGTGCTGCCCATGAGCAGCGGCAAGTGCTCGAACGTCTCACACGCCCAGGCGCTTCCGTGGCGCTGGGTCTTGAGCGGCGCGAAGGCCGCCTGGGTCCTCACTTGGACCAGCCAAGTGCGTGCGCAAGCCACGGGCCGTACAGATCAAGGCCCCACCTGGTCGCTGCGCAGAAGATGAGGAACGCGATGGCCGCAATGAGCATCAGCACGGTGGCCGGCGTCAGGGCGCGGTCCTTGCGGTAGTGCCGGCGGGCCATCACGCGACCACCCGCAGCCCGCCGTCAAACGGGTCGGGGTCGTACGAAACGGCCAGTCGCACGCCCTGGGCGTGCTCGAGGTGAGCGATCGCCCGGTGCAGCTGGTGCACGGCCTTGCTGACCGCATCAGCGGGCGAGACGTGCGCGCCCATGTCGTCAAGTGCCTCGTCAATGGCGACGGCCGCAGCACGGGCCGCGTCGGAAGCCCTGACGGTCTCCAGTCGGATGAACTGGTGAAGAACACTCATCTGGCTCATCGCTTCTCCCTTCGTGAGCCTTGCTGTACCCAGAAACTAGGTTCCTAAATACTAGTGCGCAAGAAGGAAGTCCTGCATGGTGAATCCACAGACCCCGCAACGTGCGGGAAAACTAGTCCGCCAGAACCTACTTGACAGGCGAATTCGTAAGACTTTTGGCTAGGTATGCCCGCCCGGAGTAGGCAAGAGTGGATTAGTCGGTAAGGTCTGTGATCGACGCCAACGGAAGGGAGAGCCGATGGCGAACTTGGGAGAGATCATCCGCGACGGCCGCAAGGCGCGCGGGATGACCCAGCACCAACTTGCGCTCGCCATTGGCGCGCAGAGTCAGATCGTGTCCAACTGGGAGCGCGGCGCCATTCCTGAGCCGCGCAACATCGCGCGTCTGGTCACCGTCCTTGAACTGGACGAGACCGAGGCGTGGCTCGCCTACGCCCGCTTGGTCAACGAGTCCATCGAGGACGGACTCTGACGCCCAGCCGCGTGGCGGCGTGCGACGCTCCTGGCACGCGCGACCAGCTCACGGCCGGCGGGAAGGTAGGAGAGGTCATCTGCGCGACGCAGGACCACCTCAAGCACTTCCTCCACGGCATCAAAGGCAGCGGTTGCCCGCTGGGCCGTGACCTCGGGGAAGGCTTGTTCCTTCATCACCGTCTCCTCGGTCTGAACAGGAACGGGTGTTCTACTCAGAGCGTCGGACGCACTCGTCGCAGCCCTCCCGTCGCGGCGTTCGCGGTTAGGCTGCGGGTGAGGCATGTGGATCACCGACTTCCTGCCAAGAGCATTTGGGAGGTGGGGGGTCGGAAACCTAGTAAGGGATGCAACAATCGCAAGCCTAGTTTTCACAGGGACCGTAAGAACGACGTGAGCCCGGCGCGGCGCACCGACCGGGAGCCCCCTGGTGGTGCGGCGCGGATGGAAACCCAAACACTCTTTGCCAAACGCTTTGTTGACTGGCGCGAAGCGCAGGGGCAACCGCGCAGAGTCATCGCTGCCCGACTGGATGTGACCGAGCAGACGCTCCTCAACTGGGAGGCCGGGCGCGTGCCGTCATTCGACGCGCTGGCGCGTCTGGTTCAGGCGTCGGGCATCTCGGGGGACTACTGGCTGGGCGTGATTGACACACCGCGGAGCCTGCGAAGGACGCGCCTGAACGCGAGGTAGACCACCAGGTCCGCAAGCTCCTCCTTTGCGTTCTCGGTGCACCACTTCGCCCCGCGCGTGGTCCAGTCGCCCGAGAACTCCTCGCAGCCGGCGAGGTAGCGCTCCTCAATCATCTGCCTCAGCCCGTGCGGCGGGCCAATGACCATCGCCCGCGCGTCTTCGAGCGCGGGTCCGAGCTCTGCCTTTACCTGCGGCCAGAGGGCCTTTGCCTCCTCAGGCGTCATTGGCCTTCTCCTCGATCATGCTGCCCAGGTGCTTGATGCGGTCGGAGAGCAGCTCGTAGTCGGTGTGCATCAGCACGTCGGCCTCGAGCAGGTCCATGACGGCGTCGAAGGTGCCCGCGTTGATCTGCGGCAGGCACCCCCTGTTCAGCACCTCGACGATCACGATGGCTCGCGGGCGCAGCTTGACGTGCTGACGCCTGGCCTCGTCGATGTACCAGCCCATCAGGCGCGGACGCTCAACTTCGCCGGCCTGCCGACCCAATCCACAGACATGCCGCTCACCTGGCCCTCGGCGGCCGTGAGGGACACGACGAAGCCACCGACATCCGGCTCAATGCCATTGGAGGCAAGAAACGGGGTCTGCGTCTGAAAGCATGCGGCCAGTACGCACGAGACCCCGTTGTGCACGAAGAAGCCCGCCCGGTGGAAGTGCCCGAGGAGGAGCAGGTCTGGCCGCTCGCGGCGTCCCAGCGACTCAATGAACCGTTGCCCGCGGTAGGAGTGCGCGTAGCCGGCGGGGCCGCGGCCGTGAGCCACCATCACGGTGGCGCCGTTGGTGAGCTTCACCGAAGCACGATCGTCGCCCAGGTACTTGATGTCGCGCCGGCGGCTTGCAAGCGCCCTCACCGGGCTTGACAGGCTGCGCGAGAACGCGCCGTCAAGGTCGTGGTTGCCCGCGATCATGTAGGTGGTGATGCCGTCGCGTGCCGGATACTCGGCCTCGGCGTAGTCGACCTGACGCGAGTAGGTGTCCACCGCTGGCAGCAGCTCGTCGGTCTCCTGCCCGCGGTACATCCCGACGCCGGCGAACACATCGCCCGCGTGCATGACCGCGCTGACGCCGCGGGCGCGGAACTCGTCGTAGACCGCCTGAAGCTCACCGAGCGCCTGATACTGCGAGCCCAGGTGCGTATCGGACACCACGCCGAGCCGCACGACGTCGCCGTCGGCCGGCGCGTCAATCAGTCGAGCCACAGCAGGTACTCGGCGCTGACCCTGCCACCAGGCCCGTCAATGAAGTGCAGGCGCTGCGAGGGCACCGACGTGGCGGCCATCCACTCCTTCGCGTAGCTGCTGTCGCTGACCAGCGACGGGGTGACGAATACCCTTCCGCCTCCCGGTAATGGCAAGGCCATGGGAACGTGAAAGTGCCCGAGGTACGCATCGCGGAAGGGCGGCATGACGCCGGCCTGCCACGACATGTGCTTTCTGAGGATGCCGTAGGCGGGGATGTTGCCCCCGAAGCCGCGGATGGTGTCTCCGTGATGCACCAGGGCGCGGTACTCACCGATCTCAATGACGTGGTACCAGGTGTCCGCGTCGTGCCAGGTGAGCCGGTCCTGCTCAGCGAGCTGGTCGCGGATCACGCGCCCGATGATGCGGTCCCAGTTGGTCTCGGTCTCGTAGTCAAGGCTCTGGCGCCCCTTGCCACGACCGACCCTGCCGTGGTTGCCGGGCACCTCGTAGACCGTCACCTGCTCAAAGTGTGCGAGCAGGGTGAGGATCGCCTCCTGAATGACGTGCGAGGCGTCAAAGATCTGCTGGAAGGTTGACCCGGTGACCGCCCACGCCTGATTCGGGAACTGGCCGGTCTGTTCAATCAGGTCCCCGCCGAGCAGCAGCACGCAGTCGCGCACCGGGTGGTCTGCCCGCTGAATGTCAGTGAGCCGGATCGCCTTGGCGACGGTCTCGCGGATGCGCCGGTAGGCGACCTCGGTGTTGTAGGTCTCGGTCTTGGCCCCGACGTGCGTGTCGGTCAGATGAAGAAGTGCCGTCTCGCCTCGAGGCTTTCTCCTGTCCGCCTTCGGGGCAGGCACGGCACCTGCCATTCCGTTGACCAACGCGGCGTCGTACGCCCCGCGATAGACCGCCCCAACGAGATCTGCCGTCTTGGCCTGCGCGTCTGCCAGCTGACGCTGAAGACGACGACAGGTGGCTTGAAGCTGAGCGGCGCGCTCCTCAGCGTTGATGTCATCCCCGAGCGCAGGCACAGGTGTCGCTTCGGTGAGCTGCGATTGACTTGGCGCTGACGCGGTAGCCGTGACGCTCAAGCGCCCTGGCGATCGCCACATGACGAATTGAGTCGTCGTGCATGGCCGCGTCGAAGTCGGCAAGGTCGCTGTCGCTCATCTGCGGGATGACCTTGGCGACGGGACAGCGGTTGGGCTGGGTCTTCTCCTGCTCCGCCGCGATGTCATCGAGCAGGCCCATGACCGTTACCCGCCCTGGACGTCGGTGGGCTCTGCGGGCAGGTCGTCGACGTACACCAGCTCGTCAACCACGTCGCTGCCGTACTGCGTGTTGGTGATCGCCTGAAGCTGCCGGCCGATGACCACGATGCCCGCAAGGACTGCGGCGATGATCGCGCCGGTGGTTCCGGGGAGGTTGGAGAACACGGGCGCAAGTGCCGCGGCGATCGCGCCGATGAGGCCGATCCAGCTGGCGGGCCCGAAGGAAACCTTGTTCACGGTGATGCCTTTCCTAGTTGGTCTTGCCAAGCGCCTCGGCGGCGGCCGGCGTTCCCTGCGTCTTGACGACGCGGGAGAAGGGACGAAGGGTGCGGCCAAGGCGCCGCTCAAGCACCTTGCGGGCGTCGTTGCGGCTGGCCTCGTCAAGCCACGGGCCGTAGACCCTGCGCCCGAGCGTGAAGCCGTACTTCTTGCCGACCCGCACACGGCGGGCCTGAGCGCGAAGCGCGGGCTTGAGGGCCGCGATCTTCTTCTCGCGCCCGGCCTTTGTGAGCCACGGCCCGTAGAGGACCGGCTTGACCGCAGGGTCTTCAAGGTAGAACTCGCGCTGCGTGACGGGCTTGTTGCTCCGCAGCTCAGGCGAGACCACCAGCGTGGCGCCGGCCAGCGACCTGACGCGGCGGGCGACCTGGTCGCCGCTGTTGCCGCCAATGGTGTTCCAAACGCCCGGGGAGACCTGGCTGACGAGGATCTCGACGTGCGTGCCGCACCAGACGATCAGGGCGCCCGGGACCGGCGTGCTGGTGATCCAGCCCTTCGCCTTGCCCTGCGAGCAGATCACCGACGTGGCCGGGTGGCTTACGTCGGTCACGCCCGCCTCGCGCAGCACCGCCGAGGCGAACATGCCGCACCAGGGCTCGTAGCGCATGCCCCAGTGGGCCTCCCACTGCGTGATGGGCCCACCGCCATCGTCGTTGCTGCCGAGAGGCTTCTCGCGCACGCCGACGTAGCGGGCGGCCGTAGCCACGACCCGCTCATTGAGTGTCACTGCTTCGCTCCTTCGGTTAGAGGAAGTGCCCGAGCAGGGCGCCCAGGCCAACAAGGCCGGCGCCCGAGATGAACTGCCACGCCCGTGCGGCGCGGTTGTCGTGTCGCTCGTCCGCCTCGGCGTCGTGCGACGCCTCAATCCGGGCCTTGGTCTCGAGCTCGGAGAGGCGCTGCTCGGCAGCGGTGACACGGCCGTTCTGGATCTTGACCCGCTCTGCAAGGGTGTCAATGCGGTCGCCGATGCGCGCCATCTCACCCTCCATCCGCGCGTGATGCGCGGCGCTCTTCATCTCGATCTCGCCCAGACGGGTGAAGATCGCGTCAAGGCGCTGGTCGGGGGTCACGACGTCTTGCCGACAAACACGGCCGAGAAAGTCGTTTCCTCGTACCCGCTCGGGTTTGTATTGAGCGCGCCGCCGGATGTCTGGTACGCCATCACGGCGATCTTGTCTCCAGCGGTGAGGCTACACAGACCCGAGCAACTAACATTCGTCTGAATAGCACCACCTACTGCCGGAACAAACGTCCCGTTGACGCGAGTTCCCCCAGTAACCGTTGCCGAGTCGCCAGAGCCGGAGACAGTCGCACCAGAGTAGATGGTAACTCCCCGCCCGCCTGTCGCGTTTGCCTGAAAGCTCACAGTCGCAGACAGCAGATAGACGCCGGTCGTCCCCACCGTAAGAATGTTCGACGACGCGGTGAATGACCAGTCGGTGTCGAAATCCTTTGTGTCGAAGTTGACCGCCGCAACCGTTGCCGTAGCGATGCTTTGCGATGCATTTCGACGAACTCTGATCATCGGCGGCACGGTATGCGAGTTCACCGTTGTCAGTAGGTTGTTCTGAGCAGTCGCCGTCAGCACATCGCCGGTGCTCACTGCCGGCAAGCTGCTCGTGAATGTCTTGGCCATTTTGTGTTCCTAGTAGGTCAGTCGGGGATACGTCTGGAGCACCCAGGCCCCGGCGACGCGCTTGTAGTAGCGCCCCGTGTCGGTTTCGTAGATGTAGTCGCCGTTGCTCGGCGAGCTCGGGCGGGAGGCGAACCTGCACTCGGTGTAGGTCACGGTTCCGTCGGGCGGCGCGAAGGTGCCCTGCGTGCTGCTTCCGAACACGAACGGCAGCTCGCCGTAGGCGGACAGCGTGAAGGTCGTCTCAAAGCGATTGCCACCGTCGCTGATCTCAATGTCCACGCCCTCGATGACGTAGTCGCCCGAGGTGCCCGCGTTGGCATCGGTGACGGTGACGCGGTCCTGAAGCTCCAGCGAGAGCATCTGCGTCGTGGCGGCCGCTGCACCGCCGTCCATCTCAATCGTCACGGGCGCGACAAACGACGAGCGCAGGTTCACGATGAACTGCCCGAGGTTGAGCGCCTGCGCGTCGCTGGCGACGTACTGCGTCTGGATCTCTGAGGCGTCCTGAACGCCGTAGAGCTTGATGCTCACCGCGTTCTGCGCCACCTGAGCGGTGCCGGATGCGAGGGTGTTCGGGCTCGTTCCCGCAGCGCCGGTCTGATACTGGCGCGTGACCAGTTGCCGGTTGACCAACTGGTCGTACTCAAAGCCCGGCTGCGAGGTGAGCGCGTAGGTCGTGAGCGTCGCGGTTGAGGTCGTCCGCCGCGAGCGCGAGTTGCGCTCCTCGTAGGTCGCCTTGCCGTCCTTTGAGATGTAGAAGACGCCGCGCTCGGCCTCGAGCATCTCCTGAATGAGTGCCAGGGCGCTCTTGGAGCCGTCGGCGTTTGGCACCGTGATGGAGTCGCCGGTGTCAAGCGCGCCGGTAAGGCGCGTGCCGGCGGCGGTGATGCCGCCCTGCCAGTCGCTGCGGGCGTTGAAGTCGATCGCATCAAGCAGCTGCCCGATGCGGCCTCCGGTTGTGCCAGCGACCCAGCTCATGCGGCCAACTTCGCAAGGCCGGTGCGCGACTTGGCAGCAGCGGTCGCGCTTGCCACGTCGCTCGCCGTGCCGGTGTCGGGCGCGTACGAATCGGACCCGGTTCCGCCCGAGGTCGTGGCAAGCGCGGGGTCGAGCGGGTTGGTGTTGGTCAGGAAGATGAACAGGTCGACGCACGACAGGCGGCACACGCCCGTTGCGTAGTCAAACCTGGCCGATCGCAGGAAGCCGTAGAAGAGCCCGTAGGACGTCCCGGTCGCAGGATCGGTCGCAGTGATGCGAATCGGACGCATCGGCACGAAGCCCGGGGCGTTCGCGGAATTCAGCAGCGAGCTCTTGTTCGCCGGGTTCCAGTAGGCACGGTCGCTTGGGCGCATCAACTCGAGCTCGGCCGTGCCAGCGTTGATCTGGCTGAGGATGTCGTCGCGCCCGCGCTTGATGCGGATGCTCTGCACGTCGGTTGTGACGTCGTCCTGAGCACCGTTGAAGAACGACGAGTAGGCGTTGCCGAACACGTCCGAGGTCTGGACCACGCCGCTGATGGTCTTGAACTCGCTGTAGTCGAACACGAGCAGACCGGCCTGAGCGCTGCTCCAGCCGATCTCGACCTTGAAGGTGGGGGTCGCCATGACCTAGACCGCGAGCCTCACCAGACGGTCGAGTTCCGGGCGCAGCATGCGGGCCGCGTCCTTTGCGTTCATCACGCCGTTGAACACCAGGTTGATGCTGGCTCCGCCGCGGGCGCCGGCACCCGCGAGCATCTGCTTCGCCTGTGGTGACGACAGCGGGATGATCGCCTCGGGTCCGGCCTCACCGACGAGTCCCTGCATGGGAGCGGTCACGATGCCGCCGGATGCGAAGCCGTGTGCCACGTCGCTGTTCTCGCCGTGATCGGCAAACCACTTGAGCCAGGCGGCTTTTCTCTTGCCGGCGGGGAGCTTGTTGATGCGCTTCTGCTCGAGCTTGGCGTACTTGACCCACGCGGCCGACTGACGTGCCTGTTCCGCGGCGGCGGCGTCGGTGACTGAGGTCTCATCGGTTCCGCTTGGTGTTCCGAGCGCGGCAGCAGCGCCAGGAGCAGCGGCGATGATCGCAGCCTGCCCGATAACGTCGGCGAGACCCTTGTTGAAGGCAATGCCGAATGCTGCACCCATCTCCTCGCCCATCGGAGCGCCGACTGCGGCGTTGAGGTTTGCCTGCAGCGTGGGGAGGTCAATCTCGCCGTTGTTGAACTTGGCGATCCAGTTGTTGACGGCCTTCTCGCCCTCGTCTCCGGCCTTGGTCGCTGCTTCCTCAGCGGCAGCGATCGTCTGCTCCTGAAGCCAGTCGTCAAGATCCTGCTGTGCGCGCTTTCGCTCGTCAGAGCCCTCGGCGAACGAGTCGCGCGCTGCCTGCAGCTCGGTCGTGCGGCGGTCGTCAAGCACCTTTCTCTGTTCCTTGCGCATCTGCGCCGGCGTCTTACCGGTGGTCGGATCAACGTAGGTGGATGAGAGGCGCTGACTGACCATCCCGCCGAGCGTGCTGCCAAGTGACTGAAGCGTGCCGCGGGCGGCCTGAATCGCTTTGACCATGACGCTGCCAAGGGATCGAGAGACAGTCTGCTGCTCGCTCTTCATGCCCTGCGCGACACCCTGCGCGAGCGGCTTGCCAAGCTGCTGTGCGGTCTTGGTTGACGGCGACTTGATGCCGTTCTGCGCCTTGGCGTTCTCAATGCCCGTGCGGATCACGTCGCCGATCGCTCCGCTGACGCCAGATCCGTTGTCACGCACGCCCTGAGCGATGCCGTCTGAGATTGCCTTGCCAACCGGTCTTGCCTTGGTAGCAGCAGGGCCCTTGGCGCTATCGGACGCCGCGCCCGTCGTGCTCACGAAGCCGGTCGTGATCTTCCCGGTGCCGGAGGCAAGTCCCTGAGTGATGCCGTTGCCGACCGAGACACCGACCACCTTGCCGTTCTTGAAAGCGAACGGGCTTGCGCCCGTCCCGACAGCGTCGACTCCGAACCACCCGCCGACGATCCGCACGATGTTCACGGGCGCAGATGCGATGCCGCGAATGATCGCGCCGGCGATCTTGACGCCCAGGTCAAAGGCGGCTTTCACGATCAGCCCAGCGGACGCGAGAAGCTGCTGGCCGAGGTTCTTGATGCTTATGAGAATCCCGCGGATGACGGCACCGACGATCCCGGTCAGCGCGCGCCAGGCACCAGAGAAGTCGCCCTTCAGGATCGCGGAAACCAGATTGACGACACCCTTGATGACGTTCATCGCTGTGAAAACAGTGTTCTTGAGGTTGTCAATGATCGGACGAACAACAGCCATGATCTGCGGCCAGTATTGACGAAAGATGGCCACGATTGACACGACGCTTGATGCGATGCCGCGTCCAATCTCCATGAACGTGGGCAGCATGTTGATCTGAAACCACTGAAAGACCTGCATGGCAACAGCCTTGATCTTCGGCCAGTTGTTCTGAAACCACGTCACCGTGCCGCGAAGGGCTGTCACAAGCGCCGGGAGGATGGCGGCGCCGATCGGAGCCACCGCCTGCACCGCGCCCTGGCTGAGATCCTCAAACGCGCGTTTTGCTTTTTCAATCTGGCCCGGAGTCGTCTCGCCGAATGCTTTGGCCGATCCGCCGACCTGCGTCTCAAGCTCCTTGAGGATGAGCTTTTGCGCCTTGGCGGTCTGCCCGGTCTCAACCAGGCTCTTTATGGTCGCCTTCTGCGATGCGGTGAACGACACGCCCACACGCGACAGGGCGCTCACGCCCTTGATTGGATCTTGAAGGGCCTTGCCCACCATAACGCTTGATCCGTTCAGATCCTTGTGGAAAGCAACCGAAAGGTCGAGCGCGGCCTTGGTGGCGCGATCAAACATCTTGTCGGGACCCTTGTTGCTGATCTTGTTGAATGTCAGCAGCAGGTTCTCTGACGACTGAATCGCGTCATCAGCGGTTCCGGTCTGCGCCTGTAGCGATCCCGCAAGACCCTCAATGTGATCCTTGGTGACGCCGGCAGCGTTGCCGGTTGACTTCAGCGCGGCAGAGGTCTGCGCGGAGACCTTCTCCTGCTCCTGCATCTCGCTGACGCCGGTCTTGAGAGCGGCGACAAGTCCGGTTCCGATCGCCTGAGCGGCCACTGCTGCGCCTCCAGCGACCGCACCCATGCCAGCGGCCATGAGTGCTGAGCCACCTCGCCCAAAGCCCGAGGCGGCCTTGTCGGCAGTACGAAACGCACGGACCATAGAATCGGCGTCGCCGACGATCGCAACTTCGACCTTTCTGGTGGCGCCCATGCGTTAGCCGTCCTTGTTCATGTTCTTGATGTCCTCACCGATCTGCTGAATCTCGCCCTGGGTGAACAGGTCCATCTCCCAGGGGCGGATTCCGTAGACGCGGATCAGGCCGGGGTTCCACCAGCTTCGGGGGTCTCCGGGGTCGAGCTGCTGAACTCGTCGGTTGCCGCGGCGTCGTCCGCGGCCTGCGTAGGGTCCGGCTCCTCTTCCACGGTGATCGCGCCGAACTCCAGATCCTCGATCTTGCCGATGTCGATGGTGTCGCCGGCACGCTCAGCGGCCACGACCGCAATGGCGACGATGATCTCCGAGTCACCTGCGATCAGCGCCTGCTCAATCTCGCCGGCACGAAGTCCGGTCAGGGTCTTGATGCGACCCATCTCGCGGTAGGTGTATGAGGTCGGCAGCTGGTAGCGCCGCTCGCCCTCGGGCCATGCAATGACGATCTCCGATGACACGGTGACCCTTTCTGCTTAGAGGTCGTTGCTCTTGAGGAACGTGTCAAGCCAGTGCTCCATCGCACGCTCGACCTTGTCCACGTCCTGCTCAAGCGCGGGCCCGAGGAACGGGCGTCCGCGCTTCCTGGCGAACTCGTAGATGCCCGGATAGCGGTAGCCGCGGTGCATCGCCTTGGCTTCGACGAATACGCCCTGTTGGCGCACCGTGGGCACGATGCGCCTGATGAGGTCGCCGCTCTTGTGCAAGCCCTTCGCCGCCGCGATCAGCTTCGCTTCGCTGGCGACGATCTGACCTACTTCCTTCAGGCCGGTGCGGATTTCCTTGCGCGCGTCCTTGGACACCTTGCCTAGGTCGCGCTGAAGCTGGGCGAGACCCTCTACCCGCAGGGTCCCGCCGCGCGTTGCACCAGCCAGCCGCGACATTGACTAGACCGCGGTGTCCGAGGTCGTGTAGTCGATGACGATGGGGCCGGTGCTGCCGTCGTACAGCGCCTTGAACTTCAGGTCGTGCGTGATGACGTCGGGGCCCTTGACGTTGGGCGTGTCGCCGTCAAAGCGCACGTTCGCCAGATTGATGAGCAGCGACGGGTAGGTGCTGCCCTCAATCGCGGTGGCGCCGGTCCACGTCGCGGTGACCGCGGCGATGGTGCCGTTGACGAAGCGGTTGTAGTTGGTCAGGCCGTCAAACTCGACGGTCATCGAACCGCTGATCTCCGTCATCGCGGCGATGATGGGCTCGCTCATCGTCGCGGCACCGAGGAAGTAACGGTCGCTCTTCAGGTTGTTGTTGATGTCGACCGTGATGTCGGTCACCACACCGACGGGCGAGCCGCCGATGGTGATCGCTCCCTGCGTCCAGTTGAGGTACTGGAACGACGCCGCGCCCGAGGTGATCGGGTAGGTGGCGGTGGCAAGCGACGTGCCGGTGGTCTCGCTCTTTCCGACGATGTTGAGCTCGGCCTTGAGGAAGTCACCGACGCCGTTGGAGAAGCTCAGCTGGTCGACCTTGCATCCGGCGTAGGTGAAGGGCTGCACGGTGCCGGACGAGTCCGGCCGGCCGACCTGCACGGTCAGACCGAGCCCGTAGGGGTCGGCGAGGGTGCTGCGGTGAAGCCGGGCGAGGGTTGCGCCAGACGGGGTACTCACCGTGGTCGTGCCGAGGGCGTTCTTGATCCAGAGGCTCATGCCCTTGGTGGGCACCTCGAGGTCGATCTTGCCCTCAATGCGCTGCTGAGTCGCTGCCCAGCGGTCGGTGCGGAGCACGCGGTTGTTCGCGCGAAGCCCCTTGCTCTCCAGGCGCTCAACCTTGAGGTTGATGTCCTCGGAGAGGAACTCGTAGAAGTGGTCGGGCGTGACTGCGGTGCCCCACGTCGTCTCGCTCGCCGCGCCCAGCTGGGCCGCGAGCCCTGAACGGATGCTCACTTGTCATCCTCCTCGGCCTTCTGGGCCTTCTTGGTGGTCGTCTCGGGCTTCGCCTGCGACCAGGTGGACTGCTCGAGAAGGCTCTTGGCGACCTCCTCGGGGAACTCGACGGGAGCGCCGTTGACCGTCTGGACATACGAGCCATCCGGCAGCTCGACCTCCACTGCGTCGTGCGGCCCGTTGTAGATCAGCTTCACGGCGTCCTCCTTAGATGCGCGCCTGCACGCGCACGCCGATCGTGAGGAGGGCTGAGCGGGTTGTGTCGCTCACGCCGACCTCAAGTTGCACGTTGTTCACGGCCGCCACGCGGACGGTCGTGTTCATCGTTGGACTGGTTGCCGTCTCGCGGAGCTGATCCTCAAGCTCTGCGAGGAGCGCGTAGGCGCGCTCAACGGCGGGCTGGGTCTGCTGGCCCTCGCGGATGACGAAGATCATCACCTCAACGGTGTAGGTCTCCTCCTTCGCAAGACGACCGAGCGAGGCCCATTCCTGATCTCCTTGGAGACCGAGGACGGACACCGACTCGCGCCCCGGATCAGGGAACGCCGGCCCGTAGAACACCCGGACGCCCGAGAGCCCTGAGCGGGCCGACAGGGCGGTGACCAGGGCGTTCATGAACGCCGGTGCGGTGCTGGTTGCCATCAGAAGATGATGTGGCGGCGGTAGCTGTTGAGCATCCTGCGCGCCGCCGGCGGAAGCCCGTATGAGCTGCTGCGCTCGGTGGCGATCTGGATGGCGTCGGTCTCGGCAAGCGCGAACGCGCCGATGTCGCGGCGCATGGCCGAGGTCACCGACAGCACACAGGCGTCCTTGACCGGCGACGGGATGGTGGGGAAGCCCCACACGCCCGACACGTCGACGAGGCAGTAGCCGAAGCGCACCGCGGTCGTTGAGGTGAACAAGCTGGTCAGAAGGTGCGAGAACTCAATGCTGGTGTAGGTGCCATCTGGCTTGGTGACCGGCTGCGCCTGGAACTCGGTGACATCGGTGAGCGTCTGCGGCGAGGAGCTCTCCGGGGCCACGACCACCGTGGAGACCGTCTGCAGGTCGTAGGGGTCGAGGTCAAGCCGGTATGAGCCAAGCTCGAGCCGGAAGCGCCTGGTCGTCGGCGTGCCGACCGATCCGGTGACCGGTGCGAACTCGCGGTTGACCTCGTTCATGATCGCCTGCGAGTAGATCGTGATGAGCGATCCGATCAACGCATCGCGCGTGGTGTCGCTCGTCGGCATCTCAAGCGCCTGGCGCACGTCAGCAAGCGAGCAGAGGTCAACGGCGGCCATGATCTAGCGGATCTCCTTGGCCTTGCGCGTGGCCGCAGGGCGCTTTGCGGCGCGTGCGGCGGGCGTGGAAGCCTTCTCCCCGAGTGCGTGCAGATCGGCGTTGATCGCCGCAACGCGGTCGTCCATGCCACGACGCTCGTATCCCTCGCGCTCGCGGATGAGCGCGGCGATGCGAGCCGCCTTCTCTTCGTCTGTCATGTGGCTGTTCTCCATGTTGAAAACGACGCGGGGCCCGCCACGAATGACGGGCCCCGGTCGCGGGGACTACTGGGTCGCTTTGACCTAGAAGCTCGGGGTCACGAGGCCCGTGCCGCTGATCTTGGCGATGCTCTTCGCGTAACGCTCCGACGCGAACGCCGAGTAGTTGAAGAGCTGCAGGCGCACGGCCAGGTCGCCCGAGAGCACCTGCTCCATGACGCGCGTGCGGATCGGACCCTCCATGAGGGGCATGTCGGCGGCGCGGACGACGTAGATCTCGTCCTCGTTGGTGCCGGTGCCGTAGGTGGTGCCGATGTTGGCGTCGAGCACCACGGGCAGGCCCGCGATCGTGCCGACGGTGCCGCCGTCCTGCGTACCCGATGCCTGGAAGAGGCCGCCCTGCTGGAACAGCGGGAAGGTGCTCGACAGGCCGGATGCCATCCACGCGGCGCGACGCGGGTGCATCACGATGTGGGTGGGCGGCAGGTAACGGTTGCTGAGGATCAGCTGCACTGCGTCGTAGATCTTCGGCAGCAGCTCGGCAGCGGTCGGCGAGGCGTCCGTGTAGGTGCTGGTGTTGATCGACGACACGTTGCGGATACCGACGTGCTCCTTGGAGGCGGCGGCACCGCGGATCAGCTCGCGGTCAAGCTCGGAAGCGTGCGCCAGAGCAAGGTCCGAGAAGATGAGCTGGTCGAACGCGGGGTTGCTGCGCTCAAGAAGCTGCAGGGTCACGTCCTGCCCACCGGCGATGGTGCGGACGTACACCGAAAGCTGCGAGGAGGTGACGACCGTGGTCGAGACCGAGGAACCCTCAGTCTGGGCGGCCACCGAGACACCGGTGTCCTCCTTCGGGATCGTCACGACCATGCCGGTGTCCGGCAGCGGGTAGTTGGGGAGCACGTCCGCGAACGGCCGGCCGGCACGGGCGACCTGCACGTACAGGTCGGCCAGGTAGGCCGGCGGGATGAAGCCACCACCGGAGGTACCGGTGGTCGTGTCCGTGTAGGTACGGAACTCTGCCTCGTGGCGCATCATGCGCGCGGCAGCGTCCGGGTCCTTGTCGCGGAACGCGAGGTCCTTGAAGAACGAACGGCCGTCCGGGGCGTCCGGGCGGTAGGTCGGCTCCTCACGCACCACGCGGGCGTCGGAGACGAGCGCCGGAGCGGCCTTGCGGGCCTCGGCGACCTTCTCGTAACGCTCGACGGAAGCCTTGCGGGCCTCCACCTGCTCGACGGAGGCGTCGAACTCGGCCTCGAGGGCAGCCACGTCGGCACCCTCTTCGGCGAGCTCGATTGCGTCCGCGGCCGACTGCATACGCAGCTCGGCGTCCTCGAGGGCCTTGCGGGCCTCGGTGATCTTGGACTCCATGAGTGAATTACCTCGTGAGATCGAACTTGACGATGTGAAGGCGGCTCTTGGCGCGTGCCTTGAGCCGCATGAGTGCCTCGCCCTCGGTGGTGAGCGACGAAGTCGTGCCCGCAGGATCGGCCTGCGCGACAGTGGCCCGTGCCTGTGGCACGCGACCGGCGCGGAGTGCTCGGTCAAGCAGCTCCACCTTGGTACCCACCGGGTAGGCGGGCCATGTGACGGCCGAGACGTCGTAGAGCCCCGACACGTCGCGGACGGTGCGGAAGGGCTTGCCATCGCGCACGTCCCACTCGTCTCCGTCATCGGCGATCGTGAACGCGAAGCTCATCTGATCGACCAGGCCGGAGCGAATCTTCCCGACGACGCGCTGCGCGTCGAAGTCACCCATGTCGACACGGGCCCACATGCGCAGGCCCTTCTTGTCCTGGGTGAGTTCCAGGCTGCCGTTGCGGGTGGAGGCCATGACCGTGTCCGGGTCGTGGTTCCACAGCAGGCAGACATTCAGGTCGGCGGCCTCAAGCGCCCGGGTGAACGCACCGGGCGCGATGACCTCGCGGAAGCCGCCGAGGTCGTCGGAGGGAATGTTGAAGACCGAGGCGTAGCCAGAGAGCGTGCGGAACTCAGTCCCTGCGCCGCTCTCGCGCCACTCAGCCTTTGCCGAGCGGCTGGTGTGCGTCTCGCGTGAGCGCATGGGGTAGACCAGATCAGTCTCGGTCTCCTCGGTGACCTCCATGTCGCCGGCGATCGCCTTCGAGCCGCCCTCGGCGTTGTGGTTCTCGCCGTTGTCGATGTCGATTGAGATGTTGATCGTCGGCGTGGACTCGCCGCCGTCCGACTCGGTCTCCTCGTCATCGCTGTCAAGGCCGCCGAGCTGAAGGGCCTCGTCAACGGCGTCCTGAGCCTCCTCAAGCGTCGCGGGCGCAGGCTCCATCTCCTGCATCGCTTCGCCAGTCACCGGGTCGACGTATACCTCCTCCTCGGGGTCCGGGGGAAGCTCGCCGCCGATGTGCAGGCGGCATCCGCCCGACGAGGCAACCGTGGCGGCCACGACCGTGCAGCCCTGAGCGCCGGCGTACTGATCGCCGCGGTAGAAGATGCACGACGCGCACTGGCCTTCCTCGGCGGCCTGCTCGACGTAGTGCGCCGAAGCGGCGTCATAGCGCCCGTACTCCTTGGCCCCGTCAATGAGTGCATCGGCGAGCAGCCTGTCGCCGGTGCTGATGATCTCGCGGCGCTCGATGGCCGCGTCGGCCTTATCGCGGCCCATAGCGTTCGCCTCCTGGTCCAGTTGCCGGACCTTGTTCTGTGCCCAGCGACGCCCTGCGTCGCCGCCCCAGAGGAGCCAGGCGACAAAGCCCGGGGTCTCCTGCCCAGGTGTGTCCCACCCGGCTTGCCTGTCGGCCTCGTGCCTGGCGAACCAGGCGGGCATCTTGCGTACCTTCGACTCAGAGAGCGGCCTGCGATCAGCCATCAGATGCGCGTCGCGGATGGTCGCCGGGCGAAGCCCGTCGCCGCCCTTGCCCTGGTCAAGAAGGCGAAGGCCGCGCTGGGCGGCCTTCTGGACTGCCTGATTGGGTGTCAGGTCAACCGCCACTCGTGGCGCCTCCCTGATCCTGCGTCGGCTGCGCGTTGGGCGCACCACCGACCGGGGTCTGCTGCACCTGATCGCCGCCTTCGACCGGCGGGTAGTTCTCAAGCGCGCGAATCTCGTTGGCCGAGAGCCAGCCAGCCTGACGTGCCTGCACGTATGCGGCGTAGCGAACCTGCGTGTCTGCGCGAAGCAGCCCGTCAACCAGCCACTCGGGCTCAAGTCCAGACCTTGCCGGGAACAGGTCATCATCTGAGCGCAGCGCCATCTCAATCCGGCGAAGGCGCGGCATCAGGCCGTAGCGCACGAATCGGAGAGACTCCTCCTCTGCGCTTTGGTTGGTTCCGATACCCGGAACGCCAAGCATGGCCGGCGGTATCCGGAAGATCCTTGCGACCTCTTCCACGCCATACTTTCGGCTGGCGATCAACTCGGCGTCGGCCATCGTCATGCCGAGCTTGTTGAGCGTCGCGCCGTTGGTGAGGATCGCGGGCTTGCCCGCGTTCGCCATGCCCTGATGGGTTGCGTTCCAGACCTGGAGCATCTCCTGAGCCTGCTGGCGGCCGAGGTTGCCCGGGACGGTCACGGCAAGGCCCGGGGTCGCGTCGTTTGCGTACATGCGTCCGGCGTACTCCTCGGCGGCAAGCGCGACACCGAGCGCCTGCTTGTGCTCGGCGATGGGGGAGACGCCCACAAGGCCGCCGCGGACGCTGAAACCGCGGATGTGCAGGATCTCGGTCGTGCCCATGCCGTTGTAGTGCTTGCCCTCAACGGTCACGTCAAACCGCTTCTCGCCCGTCTCCTTGTCGCGGTAGACGCGCACGGTGGAGGGGTCGAGCACCTGCAGCTCAAGGACGCGGGTGCCTGCCTTGATCTTCTGGATGTATGCGTTGCCGGCGAACTCGATGCACGCGGCAACGTCGGTCCAGAACTCCATCGCCGACTGCTCCATGTTGGGCCGGTCGTGGATGAGCTCGTACTGCCAGGAGCCGATGGCGCGCTCGCGGTTGGTCTCGTCGCCCTTGTAGACCATCGCCGGAAGTGACCCGATGGTCTCCGACACCAGGCGCACGGCCGATCCGACCGCGGAGAGACCTGACGCGGTCTCTGCCGAGATGTAGCGGCCGGTGTAGGCGTAGAAGCCGCCGCCACCCATTCCGGGGAGCGGGATCGCCGAGCTGCCCCACTCCGCGGATGCGCGCTCCTCGGGCGCCGGCGCCTCTTCCTTCTTCTGCCAGGGCCAAGCCATCAGGCGACGACCTCCATGCGCCCGTCGGGCGTCTCCATCAGGCGAACGCCCGTCGCCTCAAGGCCGAGGGCGTCGCGGGTGCGGTAGTAGTCATGCGACGCCTGCTTGCGGTGCGCGGCGCGGCGGTGCGTGCGGTGCTCGACCTCAACGTCACCGATGCGCGCAGCAGGCTCGATCGGGTAGGTGGTCGGGCCCCAGAGGAACGTGGGATCGCTGTCGGGCCCGGCGACGTACACGTCGTGGCGGCCGAGCACGCGAAGGCCCGGGAGCGCCCGGAAGATCATGCGAAGGTCCTGCCGCGAGTCAGTCGGAAGTGGCACGATCTGGTCAACGTCGCCGGCGGCCTCGTAGCCCTGGCGTGAGGTGAGCGTGACCTCAACTGCGTCGCGCTCGATGCAGTCAAGGCGCGTGCGGAGCTCGCGCGGGTACTTGGTGAGCACCTCGTCGGCGTCGAACACCCAGATCCAGTCCTCAGGGCGCGCGTTGGCGAGCGCAAGCGCGAAGGCCAGTGACCGCTTCTCGACCTCGTTGCCGAAGAACGCCTCGGTGGGCTGATACAGCGTGAGCCCGACACCGAGCGCGTCGCAGGTGCGCTGAATGACCTCGGCCTGCTCCGGGTCGCTCTTGATGCGCCCGTTGTGCGGGTAGGCGGCGTAGGGGCCGTCGACGGCGACCAGGTGGTCGATCACCTTGCCGAACGAGGCGACGGTTGCCGCAAGCCACGATGGCGACTCGTTGTACCAGGACAGCAGTCCGATCACGCGGCTGTTCATGGCGCACGCCCGGCGTCGGTGATCGCCTTCCACAGGCGCGTGCGGTTGTCCTCGGACTCGTCGAACAGGTACTCGCGTGCGAGGTCCATCACGTCCTCGAGGCGCCGCATCCGCTCAAGCGAGATGACGCCGGCGGGAGCGGGCATGTCGACGCCGTGCTCCTTAAGCAGCATCCGGAGCGCAAGGTTCTCGCCGTGCGCCAGGCGGAGGCGATCCTCGAGATCCCATATGATCGCGCCGGCGGGGTCGACGTTCGGGCGGGCGAGTGTGGTCATGCCATGACCTCATCTTCAACGTCGTCCCACGAGAGCAGGTACGGCGCCGCGTCGCCTTCGACCTGACAGCGCCAGGCGGCCATCGCGGCAGCGACCAAGGCGTCGATCTTCACGGCGCGCTGCCCGCGCAGTTTGCGGACCTTCCAGCCGTTCTCGGTGAGCTCTGCCTCGGCGTGCGTGACGTGCTCTGCGAGTACCAGATCGCCGTCGTGCGCGAGCCGCCCGGTGGTCACGCCGTCAAACCACGCGGCCCACGCCCTGGTCTGATTGGCGCGGCGGCCCCATGCGTCGGCCACGCGGTAGCCGGACTCGTCCAGCAGGCGAGCGGCAAGCTCGAAGCGGTTGGGGTCGTAGGCGATCTCGCGAATCGGGTGGTCCTTGGCGAGGCGGTCAACGACCTCGATCGCCAGGCGCGGGTCGATCTTGCCCTCAGGCACCAGCTCGTGACAGGCGACGCCGCGACGGGCGCCGATGACGTGGCACTTGACGCCGATGCGCTCGGAGTCAGGGATGCGCCATGCCCAGGCGACCGCGGTGGTGTCGTCAGAGAGCGAGCAGTCGATCCCGATGAAGAGCTCCGCGTCGTCCGGCACGAGCATGTCGGCGATCTCAAGCTGCTGCCACTGAGCGCGCTTGATCCATGCCCGGCGGCTTCCGTCTGACCAGACGCAAGCGTGCAGTTGCAGGAACTCGTCTGTTGACACCTCGGGGTTCGCGGCCTGGCGCGCGAGGTACTCCTCGGTGATCCACGAGGCAGGATTGGCGGCCTTGACCGCGGCCGTGTCGGTCGGGTCGGTCGTCTGGGCCTCGTAGCGCCAAACAAGCGTCTTGGCGTCGAAGTTGCGGCTGATCTTGAGCGGCCCGCAGTCGTCGAGGTCGCCGCCGCGCTCGTTGCCGTCGACCAGGTTGCCGAGGATGCCGGTCTCGCGGGTATGCGACTCGCCGGCGGTGGTGATCGTGAACGTCTGCGATGCGCGACGCGCGCCGCCGGCGGTGGTGAGCGCAGCCCACGCACGGCGAAGGCGCGGCGTCATCCAGGCGTGCAGCTCGTCCACGACCACGAGGCTCGGCGAGTACCCGTGAAGGCGCTCGGGGTCCGACGCCATGCGAAGGATCTTGCCGCGGCCATCAACGCGAGCGATCTCGCCCTGGTACTCGCGGATGTGCAGCTGCGAGGTGAGGAACGGGCTGCGGCGGATGTAGGCGACGACTGCGTCGAAGAGGCGCCCGGCCTGCCTGTCGGACGAGGCTGCCAGCAGCACCTCGGGCGAGCCCTGATCCTCGAGCAGGTGCCAGAGGGCGTAGGCGGCAAGAAGCGCGGTCTTGCCGTTCTTGCGCGGGAGAACCAGACACACGCTTGACCACACCGGCACGCCAGACTCGTCAACCGCCAGCGCCTCGTCGATGAACGCGCGCTGCCAGTCCTCGAGCACGAGCGGCTGGCCAGCGAACTGATCGACGCTCTGCTCGACGTACTGCTCGCACCACCAGGCGAAGTGCTCGCCGGCGGTCGCCTTGGCGTAGTCGGCCAGCGTCACTCGCTCACGACCTTGAGCCGCGGCGGCGCGGATGCGCGGTCAGGCGCGGAGACCGCACCGACCGGACGCCCGGCGCGTGACTTGCCGCCCTGCCCTTCGATGCCAAGCTCCTTCGCGCAGCGCGCGGCCTGCTGGTCGGCCTGCAGCGCCAGGGCGATGGCGGGGTGAGGAACCAGCTGCCCGGTGGACCCAGTGGACAGCAGCGTGTCGGCGGGGATCTCAGACCACGCGCGATCGGCGAGGTCCGATGCCTTCGCGTAACGCATGATGGCCGGTTCCATGTCCTTGGTCACTTCGCCGCGTGCGGCGAGGGCTTCACGCGCGATCTGCGCGGCCTCGCGGCCGGCGGCGCCGAGCTTGGTTGCGTTACTCAAAACGCAGACCCCGGATTTCCGTCAGAAAAAGTG